CATTACGATTTGGGCTAAAAATCTTCTGAACTCCAAGACCGCAAACAACCTTGTTTCGGATGATCTCGCAGAGCAACGAGCCAAGACTTGCAAGAGTTGTCAATACAATAAAAATTGGCGAGGAGGTTGCGGATCGTGCGTATCTGCAACGGAACGCATTTCAGCTTCAATCCGCAATGGTCGAGATACAAGATCGTCAAGCAAATTAGGTGGATGTGAGTTGATGAGGCATGACAACCGAAGTGCAATTTTCTTTGACAAAACAAAACTTTCGCAATCAACTTCTCTTCCAGAAAATTGTTGGATGACTATTAAATAATATGGCAGATGTCCTTAAACCACTTCCCGCTATCGTAACGGATACCTATGCGACAAAATCTCCAAGGATTACTAATGCTTACGATAAACCTCGCATTCTTGATTTGGATGTTGTTGATTCCACTGCTGGGAATAATGATGTTGTCAATAAAGATACTTTGCAGGTTAAGCGGACATTTAAGGATGCCGCACAAGCGCACTCTGCGTATCGCAGGCTTAAGCAGCAGAATGTCGAGAGGAACAAGAAAAACCAACTGATCCAAAAGAAGCTCAACAATGAGCCTCCTTATGCTGCAAAGAAGCTGGAAAGCATGGGCCAAAATTGGAGGTCTAATCGTCCTACTGGTTTTCTTTCCACAATGGTTAGTCGAATTCAACCTCCATTTCGGCAGGTCATTGAGCAGGCTACAACTCTCACCTTCTCAAAATATCCAGTTGAAGGAGTAGATGCGGAGAACAAAACAAAAATTTTCCGCGAAGAAGTTACCAAGTGTATCCGTGGATGGAGTGGACATGACGACATCGTGGCACAAGTTGTTCACGAAAATACTACATTTGGATTTTGTGGTTTATGTTGGGACGATTTGCGCGATTGGAAACCAGAGTTCTTGAGGCAAGACTACACTTTCTTTTCCATTGAAACCCCGCAGGAAGTTGACGCAACTCCGATTTGGGCAAGGAAACGCCGATACCAGATTGCGGAATTGTTGCCAGTCCTTGAAGACCCGCAGATGGCGGCAATGGCAGGTTGGCATATCAAGAACCTAATTAAGTCAATAAACAACGCAATTCCCGCTGGTAGAACGCTGGATTCTGATGATGACGCACGTCGATATGAGGACTGGATTCGTGAAGGATCGTATGGAGCAAGCTACGAAAACGATGCGAAATATGTTGAGCTTGGCGAGTTGCTGGTGAAAGAACCGCACGGCAAGATTAGCCGATTCTTGTTTGACGATAAATCTGGTGACGAGATTTGCACACAGATTGATCGATACAACAAGATGAGCGAGTGCCTTGCGTTGTTTGCAATTGAGATCGGCAACGGAAATCTCATGGGTTCCCGTGGAGCAGGACGCGACCTTTACAACACGCACATTGCAGTTGACAAAGCTCGAAACCTTGTTGTGGACAACGTGTATCTCAAAGGAATGTTGCTGCTCAAGAAAGGGCCGAATGCAAAGGCAGGCGCAGCACCTCTGACTGTCCACCATCCTGTCTGCTATATCGCGGAAGGATATGATGTCATTCCGCAGAATCTACCAGCGGATGTCGATGACTTCCTGCGATTGGATCAGTTCATTTCTGGTCTTGCTGAAATCCAAGTTGGCACGTTTCTCCCCGGAATGCCAATGGAAGCGCAAGGCGGCAAGCGCACGGCATCTGAAGTCAATCGAGTTGCAGCTATTGAAAACCAGTTACGTGAAGGCATTTTGATGCGCTGGACAAAGCAGTATTCCAAAGCGGTTGAGCGTATGCAGCGTGGTATTTGCCATCCAGAACACGTCAAAGCAGCGGCAGAGTTAAAAACTCGTCTTGACATTGCTCGCCAGATGGTTCCTTCAGCTACATGGGCAAGGCGCGAGGTTGTTGATGCTTTTGATCGTTCCGTGATGGACTTGCCATCGTTCCTTGTTCCTTTCGAGGTTCCAGAGCATTTGGATGAAGACGCAATTTTCTGTTGCTTGAATATGCTGGAGCGCAACCTTCCTCCTGCTGACATTTTGCTTATAGCATATAGTCCAGCGGAAGAACTATTGCCAGACACGCAAGCGCAGGACAACGCAATGCTTGATTTGATGATCCAACGCTACATGGGCAACCCGCAGGTCAACCAAGACGAGTTACTGAAGCTAGACTGGTCGCGCAAGATGGGTGAAAGCATTGCTAACCAAGTTATCCTTCCCAAAGACCAAGTGGAAGCGTTGGCAATTGAAGCTACTCGCCAGCAGATTATTGAGCTTCAGAGCATCATCGCTGGTCAAGAAGTTCCTGTATCGCCAAGAGACAATGACATTGTTCACCTTGACACGATGGCGCAGAAGTTAATGCCGCTGATCGAGCAAGCTCCGCAAGGTGCGCTGCCTCCAGAAATGGTTGCTCCATTTATGAAAGCGTTGCAGCATTTTATGCAGCACATTGGACAAGCTGAAGCTAAAGGCGCAAACTCGCAGCAGGTGACGCAATACAAGCAAGCGGCAAAGCAAGCATTTGATCATCTTACAGCAGGTCACAATACGCCACCACCTACAGAGTTGCAACCAGCGGCAGGAGCAGGATTGCCATCTGGTGGAGGACGTAGACCAGTTGTTTCACAAGCAAAAGCTGTTGGCGAAATAACAGAGCAAGCAGCACCAACACAACTTGGAACGATTAACGCAATCGCTAATCCTCCAAAACCAATAACAGCAGGATAAACAAAAAACAAAATAACACTATGGGCGGCGCAAACTCACAAGCACTAAAAGATTATCGTAAATATCAACAAGAAGCGGTTATTGAAAAACAAGGAACAGGAATGACTTCTGCTGAAGAAGCGGCATACGCTAAATTTGACAACACTCCAAACGCATTTGGACGCGATGCAAAGAAAGTTGATCCAGCATCTGTAATTAAAAAAGAAGATGTTAATTTGGTTAAAAAACCAATGTCATCGTATGATGCCATTGACGCAGGGTTGCGATAAGCTATCCTGCAATAAACAAATACATAACAAATTATGAAGTGGACAAGCGCAGATAGCGTTCCCTTGCGGGAATATTTAAATAAATCTGGTAACAAATTGATAGAATATTACCGCTCGCGCATACCATTGTGCGATGGTAAAACAATTGAAGAAGTTGCGTTACAAGCAAAGTTTAAAGAAGGATTTGAATTCGCTATTCGCGAACTGCAAACGCTTGCTTTTGAGATAGAGGAAAATCAAGACGCATCCGCTGGGAATTTTACCGCAATGTAATTATGGCAAAAAATAAACAACAAGGATTGTGGGCTAACATCCACGAAAAGAGGAAACGCATCGCTGCTGGTAGTGGCGAGAAGATGAGGAAACCCGGATCAAAAGGCGCACCTACTGCAAAGGCAATTAAACAATCAACCAAAACAGAAAAAAAATAATATGGAAAAGGTAGCGGGTGTATATGAAATTGAAATTGCTGGCTATAAATATTATGGCAGCAGTATCAATGTTTATGCTCGCAAACAAAACCATATAACAAAACTGCAATCTGGAAAACATCGCAATCAGCGACTTCAAAGATGTTTTGATAAATATGGAGAAAATGCAATTGCATTCAAGATACTTGTGATTTGTGATGAGGAATTTGTTCTCGATGAAGAACAAAAATATTTAGACGAAAATATCGGTAATGATAATTGTTTAAACTTTTGCAAAAACGCATCTGCTCCAATGGCTGGAATTAAATTTTCAGATAGTCATAAAAAGAAAATATCAGAATCGCAGATCAGAAATAAATACATTTTTTATTATGACTGCGGCAAAATTGAATCATTTGATAGTTTAAAACTTGCTGGTAATAGATTTGGTGTAAAAAGCTCCATTGTTTCAAAATGGTTTAAAAGAAAAGACCTTGGAAGAAATCACGGAATACTACAATCCAGCAATATCATAAAAGCTGAAAAAATTGGAGATGAATATATTGTTTTATTACCACATAAATACAAACAAGAGCCTTGGAAAATAGCTGGAGCAACAAGCAAAACTCAATATTATAGAGAAAAAAAGAAATGAAAACAAAACCCGCAACTGGCAAAGCATCAGTTAAAATAGTAAAAAATCCAAACACTGGGAAAACCCGCAAAGTTTCTTACGGACAAAAAGGAGCGAATGTTGATCCCGGAAGCAAACGAGCAAATAGTTATTGTGCCAGAAGTTTAGGCATTAAAAAAGCACTTCCTAAAAGCAAACAAAACGATTCCAATACACCAAATAATTTAAGTCGCCGCAAATGGAAATGTGTTGGAGCTAAATCAATGAAATAAATTTATGACAGATACAACCGAAAACACAGTAGAACCAGACGTAACAGGATTTGGAAACCCAAGTCTTGACTCAGACCCAATCGATGAAACAACAAGCACCACAATTGACAACTTGCTTGATGAAGCACTTGGAGAAACTACAGAAAAAAATGAACAACCTAATACTGCTGATACTGGAGAAAATACAGACAACTCACTTGAAGATTCAGTTGTTCCTGCGGAAACGCAGATTGAAAAAACAACTCAAGAGAGTCAGAGCAATGTTCAGCCAGAACCGCAGCAACCAGTCGAGCCAAAAATCGAAATCGATCCAGAAATTGCCGCTATCGAGCAACCTCGCAATCTCAGCGAAAAAAACCAAAGCAACTGGAGAAAACTTCAAGAAACTGCCAGTCAATACAAGCAACAGGCCGCCGAAGCAGAAGTTCTCCGTCAGCGACTCTCCGAAGCAGAGCAGCGCAAAGAAATCCCGCAAGACTACGAAGAACTCAAAAAGTTCCGCGCAATCTTCGACATCAAAAACGATCCAGAGTTCCAATCAAAATACGAAGCACCAATCCAAAGTGCCAAAGAAAGTATATATGGAATTCTGAGAAAGCATGGTGCTGGAGATGAAGTAATCAAGTCAATTGAAGACGCTGGAGGCCCGGATAAAGTTGCAGATAGTTTTTGGAAACAGGCTGCATTTCAAAAATTGCCATTGACAGACGCTGAAAGGCTCAAACGTGGTCTTGTTGATGTTTCTGAACTTAAAGAAAAGCAAGAGGCTGAAATTTCTCATGCCGCTGAACACGCCGAAGAAATATTAACTCAACGCGAGACTGCGAATAAGGAATGGTATGGCAAGGAAGTTGAGCAGATTGACACTTACATGGAGGAAATTACCAAAGACCTTCCATGGGCAAGGTTTGTGGAACCTATTCCAAATGCAACTCCAGAGCAGTTGAAGCAGGTTGAGGAGCATAATAAGCGAGTTGGAGACTTGGCAACCAAGTTCAATTCTGCGTTATGGCCTACAACGGCACAGGAACGCGCCAATGTCGCCGCATCTGCCGTGTTTAGTCACGTCCTTACAGAGCAGCTACGCACCGAGCAAGCGCAAAAGAACGCACTCATGGAGCAAATCAAGCAATTGAATTCCGAAAACAACAAGCTCAAAGGAAGTTCCAAGTTGCCAAAGCAAACTGTGACAACTCAATCATCAAATAAACCATCAAATTTGTCTGATCGCATTAAAATGAATGCCGCAGATGCAATTGACCTTGGTTTGGATGAGGCAGGATTGTAAAATATTATAAAGTTAGCATAAAATACGATAAACTTGTTATACATTGACGCTATGGATGTAAAAATATCACCAGATGAACGCATTACAATGAACGCATTGGACAACTTTGATCCATTTGCTCGAAATGGAGTGCCAACACAACCATTAAATCAACCAAAAATGGCAAAAAAACCCGGACGCAAACCAAAAGAAGAGCAAACTACCGAAAAAGAGCATCGTAATGTTGATATTGGCACACAGAGCGAGACAAAACCTCTGGAAACCATCAAAAATGCAGTTCCAGAGCCTAAAATTGAAGAGGAACTGCACGAAACATTGCCAATACAGCAACAAATTGTAGAGTCACGATCTTCTGAAGGGTTACCAAGCTATCGAGCGGAGTTTGCTGGTCGAGATATCTTCGTTGGGTTCTCTGCCGTCAAGCAAACAAATCCGGTTACAGCATTTGCTCTAATTAACATGGGATTGGATTTTGGAAGAGACAAAATCCGCTTTGATTTTGCAACCACTGGTAATTTTTATTATGGCAAAAACGAACTTGCTAAGAAGTTCCTTGAAACAGACGCAAAATACTTGCTTTTGATCGACAATGACATCATCCCGTCGATTGGAAGACCTGCATGGTCAAAAGCAACGATTGGAGCGGCACAGAACGTCCATGATTCCGCGTTGCAGCGTCATGTAATCCATCGATTGATCGGAAGTGGAAAGTCTCTTATCGGTGCTGCATACTTTGAAAACCAACTCACGAATTCAATCGTTTGCTCCAACAAAGAACTTGGATCAAAAGCAAAATTATATCCCGAAGAAATTGTTCCTGTAGACTGGACTGGTTTTGGATGTATGCTTATCCATCGTCGCGTCTTTACGGACATTGGCGAGCGTCAAGGTGGGTTCTTCTATCCAGATGACATATCGTTCTGTAAACGCGCAAAGGACGCAGGACATCAAGCGCACATTGATCTTGGTA